TACATATTATGTTTTGGTATCTTTAACTTATCCATTTTTGTCATGATTGCTTATTTATCGAATCGCATTTCTCTAATTATTTAGATATGTCTGGTTGGTCTTCTTCTCCCTCTCCCTCTTCTTTTGGTATTTCCGTAACAACTTCCATAAGTTCAGTTCTACGTCGTATTTCTTTCATGAGATCACCTTTGAGACTCACGAGGCCTTTATCTTTTAGATCAGCAATTTCGTTAACACGTTGTTGTTTCCCTTCTATATCAGATTTTATCGTTTTTTTAGCCGTCTGAATATTACCACGTATATCTTCGAGTTCTTTTTTAAGTTCTCTTTTTGCAGCACCTCCTACAGCATCTTTCAATTTAGTAATAATTGTATTTTCAGCTATAGCTTTGAATGGTATTATAGGCTGTATATGCATAATCTCAGGTTTGAAGAATGCATTATCATCAGGAAACTCACGCTCGAATGCGTCTATCATTTTTTTGGGTACATTTGGAGACTGTTCTATTAAACGATCATATTCCGCTCGCATATTTTCAATCATAACAGTTCCATTTAATGTTCTTTCTGAAAGTGGTAACGTTAATTCGAGACGAATTGTTCGAGAAATTTTACCGTATTGTACAGAAGCAACTCTATGACCTTCCATTAATTCATTAATTTTAAGAAATTGCATTATAGTTGTCGCGATCGCTGTAATAAGATTAAGTCCACCAATTGCCGATGGTACGAATGGTTGTACTGTGGGTGGGAAAGTCTCTTGTGCAAAGTTAGCAGTACCCGTAATAGTACTCACAATAATCAATGGTATTGTAAACTTCATACTTAAATTTTTGAATGAACAATATGCTTGGTAGTGCATGTACCTATAACATGCAGCAGCTTCTCCCCAGGACTTAAGTATTTTTTCCTGTTGAGGATGCCATATTTTGGGTAATTTCTTTTCTTCGTTCATACTAATAGAGATGAATATTATATTCTTCATTCATTTACTTTTTTTCATAACAATGCTTGTTGTTCCTTTTATGAAAAATAAACAAAATCTCGAATTTTATTCGATTTTAGTACCATTCATATTCTTTCACTGGTCAGTCAATGATGATACGTGTGCATTAACACAAATGGAAATGGTTGTTACGGGTAATAAAAAAGAAGAAACTTTTTTTGGACGCGTTGTTGGACCTATCTACAAAATGGACGATAATGCAGCTAACAATTTATTGAAAAGTCTTTTATTCTTTTTATGGTTACTTGTACAATTTAGATTAAATAGAGTTGACTTGAGCCCACTTCAAGAATTGAAAAAACGTATTTTGAAATAATATAATATTGGTGTATATAAATGAAGAATAAGACAAAAAGTAAACTTTTATTTTTTACTATAACGGTACTTATTGCTATTATTGCATATCAATTATATAATCCTATAATTATAAAAAAACAAGAAAAGATCCCAGTTAGAGTTGCTGTTCCAGTTAGAGTACCGGTAAGAATTCCTACAGAAAAAGAATATCGCGAACCACCTATAAAAGAATATAAACCAGGACATGTTCAACAAATGGGAATATTAGTTGGTAATGATGACGAAACTTTACCCTTATATGGTAAAGAAGTTCGGGGTAGACGTGATAGATACCATTATTATACTACAACGCCTGGTGATCAAATGTATTCACTTCCAATTACACACGACGCGCGTGATTGTATGGAAGATATTGGATGCCCCGAATTTTATGGTAATGAATCCGTTTCGGTTTTAGGACAATCGGGTTCGTTTCAGGCTAAGATGTACAGAACAGATAATTTCTTTTGATTATCGACCGATAAGTAATATGTACAAACACGCTAAACATAACATACTATTTGATAAAGATGATATCGTCTTAGTAACATTTGAAACCTTATTAGGTACTGTCATTGTTATGAAACTATCAACACATGTTAAAATAGAAGACAAAAAACATATAAAAAAAAGTTGAGTTAACCTATCCATTTATATTTATCAAATAAAAAATAATGAGTAATATAAATGAAGATTGATTTGTTAAAAGACGAAGCAAAACGTCTTGGTCTTCGCGTGACTAAAAAAATTAGGGGTAAACGTCTTCCTCTGAGTGAAAAAGAACTTAAGATGAAAATTCAAAGACGGCGTCCACCAGCTTTGGAAATTCAGGTTCGAAATTCAAAAAAACTTATACGAACGTGTAAATCACTTTTACAAACAACGGAACCAACTGTTCCGCGTGCCCGTAGAGTTTCTCAACCCGTTACACGTGCACCACCAGTTCCACGCGCACCACCTCCACCACCGGTCCCAACTAAAAGAGATCCACGCGCAAATTTAATGACTGCTTTAAAAGCAGACCTTAAACGCCGTGGTCTTAAAGAAAAGATAAACCAAACTTCTTAGATATAATCTTTTTTGCACCTTCGAGTTCTGGGTGACTCCATAAAAGCCATCTCGACCAAAATCCTGCAGTAAAAAAACCTGTTTTTGTCCAGTTTTCTTTATCACTCCGAGTTACATCGAGCATGTTTTTATGAACCAGTTTAAGATCGGTTTGTTTTTGTATCATATGAGGAACAAAACCACCGTGTCGCGTTACGTATGAACGCATGCGTAATGGGTTTTTATGTAATGTATAGTCTGAGTACCCTCTTGCCCCAAAATCAACTATTTTTCCATTTTCAAAAGTAACTCTAAACTTTTTATCAAAACGTGGACTTTTTTTTAAACGAACACGCATATATAATTACTGAATATAATTTTCACCGCGTCGTTTACGTCTAATCAATACTATTCCTAATGTAAGTGATATTATCCAGGCCTGGAATTGTGTTATACCATAAGGTTCTTCAATCATAAACATATTTATATAAGATACACTTTATTACTTTATATATCTAATACTTGTTTTGTAAACGTACAAGCGTGTAATGATGGTACAAATGGATACAAGAGATAAATAGAGAAATATAAACACCTGGACTTTTTCGCAAATTCTTGCTCAATAGAATAAGAGTAGCAATTGTAAAAACTGTTATAGTTGGTATGGCTAATAAACCGATTTGTGTATCTGTTAAAGATGGATCTTTTACTGAAACTGTTGGATTCATTTAATATACACTGAGAAAATATAATTATAAATGTTTTCTACAAACAGCCATGTACATTTCTTTACCACCTATAAGTTCCGTCTGGTTATTATCAACTAGACGCTTTGTGAATGGCCCGTGTGTACCATCCATACATTTCATACACATAGCTGACAATTTGAAAACTTTATCAGCGAGAGGTATACAGTCTAAAATTTCACCTATTTTGTTCTGTTTATAATCACCATCTAAACCCGTCAATAATATAGTTTTACCGTTTCCGATCGCCTTTTTGACAAAAACTTTTAGACCAATAAAAAATTGCGCTTCGTCTATAGCTATTACATCAACCTTTTCGTAATTAAGCTGTGTCAAGTCATTTGTTTTTACACAATTGAATTTAATGTTATCGTGTGTTCGTAATACATGTTCCAAACACCGCGTATCTTTGCTTGAGTTTATGACAAGAATATTTTTACCTATAATCTGATACCTTTTTAAACGCCGAACGAGTTCTGACGTTTTACCGGAAAACATATTTCCCATTATAATCTTGAGACTCATTTACAAACAAACGTGTTATATTTTTATACTAATTTATTTTAATGAGATAAAGAAATACGTATATATTTAGTAAAATGACTTCCGAAGAAACAACACTTCAAATTAAAAGATTAACACTTGACGCGACTTTACCAACGCGCGCATCACCGGGATCAGTTGGTTACGATTTATATAGTTTACACGATACAGTTATTCAACCTGGTTCTAGAGATATTGTGAGTACGGGTATATGTGCAACAATTCCATTGGGGTGCTACGGTAGAATTGCACCACGTTCGGGTTTAACTGTACGTTACGGTATTCATGTAGGTGCGGGTGTGATTGACCCTGACTATACGGGCGAATTAAAAGTCTGCCTATTTAATCTCGGATCTGTTCCGTTCGAAATTAAATCGGGGGAGAGAATTGCTCAGTTAATTTTAGAAAAGTGTTTAACACCCCTTATTCAAGAAGTGACTGATTTACAAAAGACTATGCGTGCTAACAGAGGATTTGGTTCCTCTGGTGAATTATAAAATTTAATAATTGTTTAGTTTCCGAATGCAACACCACCCATACCATTCTTAATTCTGAGAATGTTATAGTTGACTGCATACGCACGAACAAAGTGTGCATTAGACACATCTGGATCACTGATCGTAATTTTAGCATTATCAATTCTCGAAAAGTTCAATGTACCAGTTGGTTGAGACTTGTCCATTGTGAGCGAAAATGGCCACGTCGCAATTGGTTCTTCTTTAGCACCTGGTGGGAAATACGAACAATGTCTGGTTGGAACAACGTTGCGGTGATATTCGAGTGACATGTTTTCGAAGAGTGGTGTACCGTTAATAAACATGGACGCAGTACCATTTGTACCAAATATATACGTAGAATCAGTACCAAATGCGGCAATGTGTACGGCTTTAACGGGGTGGTTAAAGTACGTAAGATCGATGGTTTTTTCCGTACCGGTCATTGGTTGAAACTGTGTCTGTGTGATAAGAATTTCGTGTTCTGTTTTAGCAAAGAATTCTCTTTCTTCTGTGTCGAGGAAGATGTATGAACCATATACCTTTGGTGTAGACCCTGGTACAAATGTACCGTTTCTACACTTGATTCTGATTTCAACCTGGTGGTATTGGAGACCGACGAGGGGTAAAGATTTGGTCCAATCTTCACTGAAGAAGAATGGAATAACGTAGGAATGGTCCGACGAGTTTTCACCTTTATCGTCGCAACTGGCCCACGCAGAAGCTTTAGCTTGTGTAGTGTTATAAAGAGCACCGTGTGCACTATTGATGAATCCCGTATCTATTTTAGACACTTCTTGACCACCTACCCAAAGTGAAAATTCGGTTGGCTGGGAGAATGCGGTTTCGTTTTTATTGTATATACTAGCGTTATCGTTTTTATTGTTGATGTCTGTACCTTCAATCCATATATAGCTTAAAAGATCTCCCTTGGATTTAATTGGGATGG